AATACACGCATCCACAAAACTAAAATAGGCAGTTTTTAGGCATGGCAAGACCTCGCAAGCCCACGGCGGAGCTCGCGCGCAATGGCGCGTTCGCGAAAAATCCTAATCGCAAACGCAAAGATCCGCAAACGAGCGGGCCGGTCGGCGATCCGCCGCCTTCGATGAATCTCGAATTGCACGCGACGTGGCACGAGCTCGCCGAGCATGCACCGATCAACGTATTGCGATCTGCCGATCGCGCATTGCTCGAAATGGCAACGAAGCTCTTGTTCAACTTTCGTCGGCTGCCGTTCGATGTGCTGCCGGAATCGGCGTTGATCGCTCAATTCATAAAGTGTTTATCTGTGATGGGCATGACACCCACCGATCGTTCGAAGGTCCATGCGCCGCAAGAAAAAGTCGATAACCCGTTCGCCAAGTTCGCGGGCAAAGCAGCGGAAGCGCGCAAGCCGGTTCACTAGCTATGTCGCACGCGCAATTCGATACGCCGAGGATGTGCGCGCGAAGCGCATCGATGCTTGCAAGTACGTGCGCCAGGCCTGCACGCGGCAGCTCAAGGATTTAAAACGCTGGGCGATTCGAGGCGCGTATCAATTCGACGAAGACGAAGCGAATCAGTGGTGCGAATTCGTCGAGCAGCTGCCGCACATCAAGGGCGAGCTCGCCGGCAAGAACATTCATCTTGAGCCGTGGCAATGCTTCATCATCACGACGGCATTCGGATGGAAGATCCGAGGCACGGAGAAGCGTCGGTTTCGGCGTGTCTATGTCGAAGTCCCTCGAGGTAATGCGAAGTCCACGCTGACATCCGGGATCGCGCTGAAAGCAGGTTTCGCGGACGGGGAGGGCGGCGCCGAGGTTTATAGCGCAGCCACCACGCGCGACCAGGCGCGCATTGTATTCGGCGACGCGCAGGCCATGGCCCGCCGGCGCCCGGAATTCTGCGAGGCCCTGGGCGTTGAGGTCCAGGCGCACGCGATCGCGCAGAAGAGTACGGCGTCAGTCATGCTGGCCCTGTCGGCGGACGCGAAATCGCTAGACGGCAAGAATATCCACTTCGCCGCGATCGACGAGCTCCATGCTCACCGGACGCGCGAAGTGTTCGACGTCGTCGAAACTGGCGCCGGCAAGCGGCCGCGGTCGATGATTTGGATCATCACTACGGCGGGCAGCGATCGCGCCGGCGTCTGCTATGAGCAGCGCACCTATGCGACGAAGGTGCTGGCCGGCATCGCGGAAGATGAATCCTCGTTCTCGATCATTTACACGATCGACGACGGGGATGAATGGACGGAAGAGTCCAGTTGGCGCAAGGCGAACCCCAATTGGGGGATCTCCGTCGAGCCGACTTACGTGGCGCAGATTGCGGCGAAAGCCATGCAGATGCCCGCCGCGCAGTCGAATTTCAAGACGAAGCACCTCAACGTCTGGGTCAATGCGGATCAGGCCTGGATGGATATGCGTGCCTGGGATCGCGCCGGGGATCCTGAGCTCAACGAGGCGGACTTCGCGAAGGATCCGGCCTGGGGCGGACTCGACCTCGCGAGCAAGACCGACATCGCGGCGCGCGTGATTATCTATACGCGCGATATCGGGGACATTCGGCATTATTACCTGTTCGCGCGTTACTTTCTGCCGGAACAGGCTGTCCACGATGGCCGCAACAGCCAATATCGGGGCTGGGAGGCAGCCGGACTTTTGACGGTGACGCCGGGCGATACGCTCGATTTTCAGGTCGTGATCGACGACCTCCTCGAGATCTCGAGCCGCGCGCAATTGAACGACATCGGTTACGACCCGTGGCAGGCGACGTTCCTGGCGCAAAAGCTCACGGATAACGGCGCGACGATGATCGAGTACCGCAACACGGTGGCCAATTTCTCGGCGCCGATGAAGGAATTCGACGCGCTGATTCGCCAGCGGCGGCTGCACCACAACGGCGACCCGGTTTTGACGTGGATGGTATCGAACGTCGTATGTCACACGGACGCGAAGGAAAACATCTACCCGCGCAAAGAGCGGCCCGAAAACAAAATCGACGGTGTCGTCGCTGGAATTACCGCCTTAGGTCGTGCGTTGAGTGCGATCCAAAGCGGCGAACCCTTTACGGAGCTCTGAACTGTGCAATTTTGGCCGCTTTCCAAGCTGTTCAAACGGGAGGTCAAGAACGACATCACCGGCCTGACGATGGACCAGTTCGCCTCGATGTTCTCGATGCCGACCTGGACGGGCTCCGACGTCACGCCGGAGTCCGCCTCGCGGGCGATCCCGGTGCAGGCCTGCTGCGCGCTGATCTCCGGCGGCATTACGGCGATGCCGCTGCGGATCGTGAGCCGCACGCTGATCGATGGCTCCTGGCTGCAGACGCCGGCCGATGACCATCCCTATTGGTGGCTGTTCAATGAGTCGCCGGACGGGGAGATCTCCGCCGCGCAGTTCTGGCGTCGGGTGCTGACCCACAAGCTGCTGTTTGGCGAGTCGTTCGCCCGCATGAATCGCACCGCCGGCGGCCGTGGCATTGATGTCCGCGAGGTCATCTTCATGCCGAACCGCCAGGTGCAGACCCTACGCCAATGGAATGCCGCCACGCGGCGCGCAGAGATTGTCGGCTACAAGATCACGGCGAATGGTCGGATCTTCGGCGTGCTGCCGGAGGATATGCTGCACTTCAAGGATAGCCAGGCGCTTTTGTCGATTTCGCAGCAATCGATGATGGGCGACGGCGTCTCCATCGCGCAGCCGCCGCTCTCGGCCGTGCTCGATTCGACGCGCCAGGCCATTGGGATCGTCATCGCCATTGAGGAATATTGCGGCCGGTTCTTCTCGAACGGCGGTATGCCGAAGACGATCCTGAAATACCCGGCGGGCGTCAAGCTCGACGACAAGCAGCTCACCTCCCTGCGCGAATCCTGGGTGCAGCGGTACGGTGGGGCGTCAAACGCCGCGCTGCCCTTGATCCTGCAGAACGGCGGCGATGCGACGAAGCTGACCTTTACGGCCGAAGAGATGCAGATGCTCGAGGCGCGCAAGTTTCAGGTCATCGACATCGCCCGCGGTTTCGGCGTGCCGCCCTTCATGATCGGCGAGACGGAGAAGACGAGCGCCTGGGGCAGCGGCATCGAGCAAATGTCGCAGGCCTTCATTCGCTACACGCTGTCGCCGCATATCGCGGAGATCGAGCAGGAAACTACGCGAAAACTGTTCGGTACCGCACGTTACTGCACCGATTTCGACGAAGAAGCGCTCGCCCGCGGCGACATGAAATCCTTGGGCGAATGGTTCCGGCAGGCCTTGGGCGGCGCGCAAGGGCCGGGATTCATGCGCATCAACGAAGTCCGCCGGCGGATGAACCTGCCGGCCGTCGCCGGCGGCGATGAAATTTACAACCCTCTACCAGGTGCAACCAATGGAACGCAATCGACATCGCCTTCTGGCGCTAATAGCGGCGAACCGGGATCGGCCGAAGCGGCGTGAGATCGAAAACGCGACCGGATCCGAGGCGACCGTGTACCTCTACGACTCGATCGACTCGTATTACGGCGTGAATGCGGAGGCCTTCGTCAAGGATTTCAACGCAATCACCGCGCCCGTGATCCATCTTCGAATCAATTCTCCGGGCGGCGACGTGTTTGACGCCCGGTCGATCGCGACCGCCATTGCGCAGCACGACTCCAAGGTCGTGGCCCACGTCGATGGCCTCGCCGCTTCCGCCGCGTCCTACATCGCGATCGCCGCGGACGAGGTGGAGATGGCACCGGGTTCCTTCCTGATGATCCATAAGGCCTGGACGTTTGCATATGGCAATTCCGAGGATCTACTCGCCACTGCTGCACTCCTGGAGAAAATCGATGGTTCCCTTGCGGCCGACTACGCTAAAAAAACTGGCAAATCATCCGCGCAAATTGATGAATGGATGTCCGCCGAAACCTGGTTCACTGCTGAAGAAGCCGTCGCCGAAGGATTCGCCGGAAAAGTCTCCGAAGAGGAGCCCGAAGGCGTAGACAACGCCTGGGATCTGTCGGTCTTTGTGCACGCGCCGAAGCAGAAAGCGGCGCCGGCGCCCAAAAAGAACGAGGTCGCGATCACCGTCGAGTGCGATTCGAGCCAGGCGGTCGGAGCGCTCGCCAAAATTGAGTCAGCGGCGAAATCCGCGCTCGCGGCGATCGATCAAGTTTCGGTCGCAGCCAAGCAGATCGCCGACGATGAGGCAGCCGCCAACGATCAAGCAAATATGGAACACGCCGACCGCGTTCGGCGGTTCCAACTCGATTTCGCGTAGCGCATCCCGCCAAGCGAACTTCTGGGCCAATTTCGGCCTCACACCATCGGAGTAATTCAATGAAAATTTCCGTCAATGCTTTGCGGGAGCAGCGCTCAGCCCTCGCCAAAGAGACCCGCAATTTGCTCGACAATCACCCGGGAAAGGCGTGGACGGCCGCGCAGCAGACCATTTACGACGAAAAGGTCGATGAAATCGGCCGCATCGATGCCGAAATCGGCCGCATGCAAAAGCAGGCGGATCTCGACGCGGACAACGCCCTCGACACGGTGATCGCGGACGCCAACAAGACCGCGCAACGGCACGAGGCCAATTCGCCGCTCGGCGTCTATGATACGTTCCTGCGCCAGGGCAAGGAAGGATTCACCGCCGAGCAGCAGATCGTCATCAAGAACACGATGTCGACCACGACCGGCTCGGAAGGCGGCTTCACCGTGCCGTCGCTCATCGCCTCTCAGCTCTATGACGCCATGAAGGCCTACGGTGCGATGCGCGCCACTTCCGAGATCTTGAAAACGGCGGATGGCAAGCCGCTCTCCTATCCGACCTCGGATGGAACCGCGGAAGTCGGCGAGTGGATCGCGCAGAATACGACCGCTACCGCGTTGGATCCGGTCTTCGGCACCGCGTCCCTCAACGTGTTCAAGGCGTCCTCCAAGATCGTCGCAGTCCCGTTCGAACTGCTCCAGGATTCGACGATCGACATGGAAACCTTCGTGCAGAATCGTCTGGCGCAGCGGATTGGTCGCGTGGGCAATCTCGCCTTTACGGTCGGCACCGGTACGACTCAGCCGGACGGCATTGTGCCGAAGGCGAGTCTCGGCAAAGTCGGTACAACCGGGCAAACGCTCACGATCATTTACGATGACATCGTCGATGTGATCCATTCGGTCGACCCTGCCTACCGCGGCACCGGCTCCGCATTCATGACCGGCGATGCGTCGTTGAAGGTGCTGCGAAAGATCAAGGACACCGCCGGCCGTCCGATTTGGACGCCTTCGTATGATGGCGGCATGCAGGTTGGCATCAACAATAAGGTCAACCAGGCCTCCGGCGGCAATGGCGGCTACACCTCGCAGACGACTCCAGTCGTATTCGATTACCTCCTGGGCTATCCGGTGTGGGTGAATAACGATATCGCCGTCCCCGCAGCGAATGCGAAGAGCATGATCTTCGGTGCCTTGAACTACTACAAGATCCGCGATGCCATGGAAGTGCAGATGTTCCGATTCACGGACTCGGTCTACACCAAGCTCGGCCAGGTCGGGTTCTTGGCCTGGTGCCGCATGGGTGGAAACCTGATGGACGTGAACGCGGTGCGGTACTACCAGAATAGTGCCACGTAACATTTGACGGCATTTCGCTGCCGAGTCAACTCACAGGGCCCATCGGGGCCCCTTTTTTTCGGGAGGTTATTGTATGGCGAGGAGAGACACACCAGAGGCGGCGGACGAGTCCGCGCCGGCCAAGGCGCGCGTACTGGTGCGCACGCAGATCGACGGCGTATGGCATGAACCGAATGCCGTCGTCACGGCGCCGGCGGCAGTGATCAAGGGCTTGGAAGCGCAAGGGTCGGTCGATTCGAACGAAGACGCGGTTACCTACGCCGAATCGTTGAAGACGGACGCGGCTGGCTAAATGTCCTCGCTGTCGCTCATCACGCCGCCGACGTTCGAACCGGTGATGCTGGCTGAAGCCCGCGCGCAAGTCAGGAGCACCACGTCGGAGGAGGATGGACTGTTGGCGGGCTACCTCCTGGCGGCCCGGCGGCACTGCGAGAATCACACCGGCCGCGTGTTTGCGACCCAGACGTGGGAGATGAAGGTCGACGGCGGCTGGCCGACGGTCTTCGATCGACCCACGGTGTCGCCACGGCAGCGGATTGTGCTCCCCAATCCGCCGGCGCAGTCGGTGGTGAGCATCACCTACATCGACACGACCGGCACGCTGCAGACCTTGGCGGCGAATCAATATGCATTCTCCAAGGGCGATATCTTTGGGTTCATTGAGCCGGCCTATGGGGTCTCCTGGCCTCCCGTTCGCAATCAACTGGAAACGGTCACCGTGCGCTATGTCGCGGGGTATACCACGGACTTTCCGGACACCATCCGTCAGGCCATTCTGCTGCTGGTGAGTCATTTCAATGAGCATCGCGAAGCCGTGGCCGTCGATGTGCGCGGAGCGCCGATGGAGTTGCCCTTCACGGTCACGACCTTGCTGCAGGACGCGATGACCGAAGGCTGGATCTGATCGTGCCAGAGCCCTATAAAAAAGGCGCCGGCCACATGGACCGCCGCGCCATCATATTGTCTCGGACGCTCGCTCCGAACGCCTACGGGGAGCAGATCGAGACCTTCGCCGCGCTCGACACCGTCTGGGCCGAGAAAGTGGAGCTGAGCGGCCAGGAAGTGCTGCTCGCGCAACAGGTGAGCGCCGAAGTCATGCGGATCTTTCGGGTCCGTTGGCGCTCGGATGTCACCGCAACGTGTCGGCTCCTGGTGGAGGGCGTCTCCTACGGGATCCTCTATATCGCCGAGCTCGGCCGCCGTGAGCGCTTGGAATTGACCTGCAAGGCGGTCGTCGCATGAGTGAAATCAAAGTATCGGGCCTCTCGGAGCTGCGCTTCGCGCTCTTGAACTTTCCGAACGTGATGCAGCGGGAAGCTCTGCAGAACGGTCTCGGCGCCGGCTGCGATGTCATCGTCGCGGAGGCGAGGGCCCGCGCGCCGGTGCTCACCGGGCGCCTCAAACTCTCCATTTACTCGATCGAAGCCAAGCGCCAAGAGCATAGCGACTATCAGGTGCGAAACGTGACCGTGCATACCGGCAAGCGCGCGGCGAAGAAGAATCTGGACGCCTTCTACGCGGTGTGGGTCGAGTACGGTCACGGGATCATTACGACCGACAAACGGACTCTGGGAACCAAAGCCAAGGGCTACTTCGGCAAGACCGTCAAGGCGGTACCGGCGAAACCGTTCCTACGGCCGGCCTATGAATCGAAGAAAGAGGCCGCGGTCACTGCGTTCGCAGACTACATCCGGAACATTCTGCCGAGCCTCGTCAATCGAGCCCTGGGCGGATAGATGGCGGCCGAAGCAATCGCTCAGGCGCTCGGCATCTTGAGCGCCGCGGCGCCCGTGGTCGCGATCGTGGGGACCCGCATCTCGCCGCTCATCCGCGCTCAGGACTTGGTCCTGCCGGCGGTCACGATGCAGCGGATTACGACGACGCCCAGCAATATCTTCGCCGGCAACGGCGGACTCGACGACACGCGCCTGCAGGTCGATTGCTGGGATGCCACCTACGCGGGCGCGCGCGCGATCGCGATCGCCGTGCGGGCAGCCTTCGACGCGGTACCGGTGCTGATGACGCTCGAACTCGACGGCTTTGAGTTGGAACCGGCGCCGAGCGGCGTCTACCGGATCACGCAGGAATATCAGCTCTGGTCTTGATCTCAATCACTTTGGAGTAGCAGAACATGGCAATTAAGAGTCAAACGGCCAGCCTCTCGGTCTCGAGCGCCTCCGCCGCCACCAAGACGATCACCGGCATCACGAGCGCGAACCCCTGCGTCGTCTCCTCGACCGCACACGGCTATCTGCAAGGCCAGATCGTCACGATCACGGGCGTCGTCGGCATGCCGCAGATCAACCCGGTGGGGGGCGTCGGCGTGTTTGTCGTCGATACGCCGGCGGCCAATACCTTTAATCTTAAAGGGGTGGACGGGACCTCCTTCGGCACCTATGTGAGCGGCGGCTTGGCCTCCCTGCAGACCATGGTCCCGGTCGGCGCGGTCACGAATCTGACCGGCTTCGACGGGCAGTCCTCGGAAATCGACGTCACCAATCTGCAGTCGACCGCCAAGGAATTCTTGGTCGGCCTGCAGGACTTTGGCAATGTGACGCTCGCCATCTTCCTCGTGAGCGATACCGGCCAGTTGCGGCTGCGCACGATCAAGACCACGGCCGCGATCGCGGCCTTCACCATCGGCCTCTCCGATGGCAGCGTCGCGGCCTTCGCCGCGCTCGTCAAGCAGTTCTCCTTCGACGCCGGCGGACCGGATAGCGCGGTCAAGGGCAGCGTGACCTTGCGCGTGACCGGCGCGCCGGCCTGGTTCGCCTGATGGGACTCACGGCCGCCGATATCATCGGCGCAAAGGATCGAAAGATCGTCCCGGTCGAGGTACCGGAGTGGGGCGGCACCGTCCATGTGCGATCCCTCTCAACGACCGAGGCCCTGTCGCTCGAGCAGACCATGCGCCCCATCGAGGATCGGGGCGAACTCATGGCCTGCCAGCTCGCCGCCTTCCTCTGCGATGAGGCGGGGACGCCGCTCTTTTCGACCTATCAGGAGGCGCAGCCGATGCTCGGCAAGTCGCCTGCGGTGCTTCGTCGCGTGATCAATGCGGGCATGGCCGCGAACGGCATGGGGCCGATCGAGGATACCAAGGAAAAATAATCGCCCAGCCGTCGCTCCGGTTCGCGATGGTGCTTGCGGAAAAATTGAGCAAGACATTGGGCGAGATTCTCGCGCTGCCGGCGCATGAGTTCTACCTCTGGACTGCGTTCTATGCCCTCACGCCGGAGGATCTGGTGCCGGTAGAGGATAAATTGCGGAAAATCTTCGGACGACCCACGCACGATGGCTAACACAATCGGTTCAATCGTCGTCCAAATGGCGGCGGACATCGCCGGCTTTCGCGGCCAACTGAACGATGCCGTCAAAGCGACCAACGACGCGGTCGGGAAGATCAAGGCCGGTTTCGAGCTGATCGGCGTGGGCTTGAGCGCGGCGGCGTTGGTGGATTTCACCAAGTCGGCCATCGAACTCGGCAATCAACTCGCGTTGGGCGCCGTGAAGGCCAACATCGGCGCGGGTGCGTTCTCGGAACTCGCGTTCGCGGCCAAGGGCAGTGGCGTCGGCGTCGACGAGCTGTCCGCCTCGATCGCCAAGATGCAGAAGGCGATCTCCACGGCGGGATCCGGCATCGGCACCACCAAAGTGACCTTTGACGCCCTCGGCATCACCTTCGCAGCATTAAAGGCCTTCTCGCCGGACCAGCAATTTGAGGTATTGGCGCAGCGCATCAACGATCTTAAAAGCCCCGCGGACAAGACCCGCGCGGCGATCGAGCTCTTCGGGCGCGCGGGCGCCGATCTCCTGCCGCTCTTTGCGCAAGGCGCCGACGGCATCGCCAAGGCGCGCATCGAAGCCGGGCTCCTGGGCGCTTCGTTCAGCGATGAGACGATTGAGCGGCTGCACCAAACGCAGGACTCGATCGACCATGTGACGGCTTCCCTCAAGGGCTTGGGCACTGCCATCGTGGTCGATGCGGCGCCCTCGCTGGGCCTGCTCTTGGATCGCCTGACGGCCTTTATCAGCGGCGATGAACTCAAAAAGGTCACCGCGCAGATCGCGCTCGTCAAGAGTCAATTGCAGGAACAGCAGTCGGGCTTCTTCAGCCCGATCGCGGGTTCGGTGAGCGACAAGGACTTACTCACCCTCGAGACCAAGCTCGCGACCTTAAAGTTGATCGAACAGACCTCGATCGACATCAAGAATCAGAATATCAATGGGTTGCTCGATTCCCTGACGGCGCCGCCCGGATTCACGCCGGACATCACCGAAATCAAGGTCAATCCGAACCTCAAGATCCGCGAGGATTCCTTAAAGAAGTTCTACGAGGATATGGACGCGATCACGCAGACGAGCGGCGAGAAACTGGTGTCCGATACCGCGCTCCTCGAGGCGCGCCTCGATTTGCTGGTCAAAGATGGGATCATTTCGCAGTCGGACGCGTTTAATCGGGAGCGCGGGCCCGCCGATACCAAAGCGCTGTCGGACTTCTTCACCGCCAACAAAACCGTGGTCGATCAGTCGATCCGCGAGAGTCAGGATTCCTTCAAGTCCTATTACGCGGCGATGGCCGAGGACTCGAAATCCGCAGCTCAGGAAGCGAAGAAAAACTTCGATGAGACCGCACAGTTCGCCACCGACACCGGCCGCGCGATTCAAAACTCGTTCGCTCAGGCCTTTGAGAACATCGGCAAAGGGGGCCTGCGCGGCCTCGTCAGCGATTTTGCCAAGGCGTTCCAGCAGATCTTTGCGCAAGCCGCAGCCTTCGATTTGTACAAGGCGCTCGGCCTCGACAAGATCTTCGCCAATCAGGGTGGCGGAACGGGCGTCGGCGGCATCTTCGGGGCCTTCAGCTCCCTCTTCGGCGGGGGCGACGCCGCGCCATTCACCCCGGCGACGTTCGATGCGACTCCCTATATCCCCGCATTCGCCGGCGGCGGTTCGTTCCAGGTGGGCGGTACCGGCGGCACGGACTCGCAGCTGGTCAAGTTCAAGGCCTCGCCCAGCGAGCGCGTGACCGTCTCGAAGCCCGGCCAGGGCCAAGGAGGGGTGACCGTCGTCAATAACAACTATATCGATGCGCGCACCGACTCGACGCAAATCGCGCAGATGATTCAGGCGAGCACGCAGCGCGCGGTGCAACAGTCGACGGCCGTCGTGACGAACATGGTGAGACGCGGACAGTTATGACGGATTTCTACCTGCCGCAAGATCTGCGGCTCGCCAAAGCGACCCTCTCGCTCGATGCGAATACGGCCGGGTTCTCCTCTCCGACTGTGGGCTCCACTCGCACCACCGAGCGCCTGGGCGATCGACTGCGCATCAATTTCGATTTCACGGCGCATCGGGATGATGCGGTCACGGCGCGCCAGCGCGGGCGCATGCAGGCGTTCCTCAAGAAACTGCGCGGACAGGCGAATCGCGTCTATATGTCGCCGCCGGGCGCGGTGTTGCGCGGGTCGTTTCCGGCGCCGGAGCTCGTCCCGAACAATACTTTCGCGAACGGCACGACCGGATGGAATGCATTCAATGCATCATGCGTACTATCGGCGCAAGACAGGACGCTGCGCAGTAAACGTATAGCGCCATTTGCCGGATACGGCGCGTCCACGCCTGTAACCCTTGCATTGAACATTCCGTATACGGTTCGCGCCATGGTTATAGCTGGCGCCGGATTGTCGTCTTTCCGACTAAATATAGTCGCCAGTTCCTGGTTTGTTGATGTGCCATTTGTCGGCGGGAACTATTGCGCATTTTCCGCAGTTCCAGATATCGTCGCAAGTCCGGGAATGGCTTTGTACGAGACTACGGCAACCGGCGGCATAGCCGGCGATTTCCTGGACATTCCTTGGGCCTCGGTCTCGCGTTGCGCGCTGGTCGATAACGGCGCGAACTTGCTGCTGTGGTCGGACGACTATACGAACGCGGCCTGGACGAAGGTCGCTTGCACAATCAACGCGAACGCCTTCACGGCCGCCGACGGCACGCTCACGGCCGACGCGATTGTCGACACCGCGGTCAATACTGCACACGACATTCAGCAATCCTGCGCCTGCAGCGCCGCAGCTCAAGACATTACCGGGTACGCAACGCTTGAGAACTCCGCGAAGGCGTGGGCGTTTTTGCAGATCTACACCGCGACCGGCGCCTGTAGCGTTTATGCGAATCTATCGACGGGCGCCATGGGTACGGTAACGACCGGGACGGGTTGGCTAAACGCGCGCGCGACCATGGCGAATGTCGGCGGCAATAAATACCGTTTGTCCGTAACGGGATATAAGACCAGCGCGGACACAACCGTAACGCTCGCCGTGGGTCCCGCGGCTAGCGATTTGAATACCTCCTATGTCGGAGCCGCCACGCAAGCAACCTCTGTCTGGCGCGCTGGTATCGCGCTCTCGAGCAACGCGACCATTGGCGCAAAGACGGTCGGCGCTGCGCAAGCCGCCGTCGGCCAAACCGGCACCTTGCTGCGCCTCAAAGGCTTGCCGGTAAGCACAGCCGGACTACTCCTGTCGGGCGATTGGATCGAATGCAATAACCAGTTGAATCAAGTCGTCGCCTCCCTGGACAGCGACGCCGCGGGCTTAGGCGTAGTGCAGCTCGCGCGACCGTTCCGCAATTCGCCGGCCGACGGCGCACCCTTTATCGTGAACAATCCGATGGGTAAATTCATGGTGTCCTCGAATACCACGTCCTGGAACGAGCAGCCGGGCGGCCTCTCCGACGCCACCATCGAATTTGCCGAAGACATCAGCTTCTAAGCCATGACCCGCTTCGTCAACAGCACCGCGCAAGCCGCCGCGGCGCAGCCGCACGTCCTCTATGCGGTGCTGGTCAAGCTCTCGTTCGTGAGCGGCACCGTGTGCCTCTTCAACGGCGCCGGTACGCTGCCCTTTAACGGGTCCACCTATCTCGGCCTGGGCGCGTACGGCGGTATCCAGCAGATCGGCGAATCGACCGACTTGAAGCCCTCGAACCCGGTCGTGCTCTCGATCTCAGGCTTGCCCGATTCGCTCACCCCCGCGCTCGCTGCGACCTGCGTCAACCGCGCGGACTACTTCGCCCAGTCGGCCCGCATCGACATCGCGCTATTCGATAGCAACCGCAACATTTTGACGCCGATCGAAAATGCGGTGTGGGAAGGGCGCATGGACGCATTGACCATGCAGCGCTCGACCAACACGATCACGCTCTCGTGCGAGGACCGGATGATTCTATTCGACCACGCGAACGGCGCATTAAATACCCAAGAATTTCAAGGGATCAACTATCCCGGGGACACGTTTTTCGATCAGGTTCCCTACCTCGTGAATCAGTTGATTACCTGGGGCGGCGTCCCCGTGGGCGGCACAATTGAGCCGCATGGCACCGTTGCCCCGCACAATCCCGGCCGCGGCACGGGGCGCAAGTGAAGCGCTTGGAGGATTGGCAAACTCCGTTCTTTGCTTACATCGAGGCTGCGCGCGCGAAACCGTTTGCCTGGGGCGTCAATGATTGTTGTCTCTTTACCGCCGGCGCCGTCGACGCGCTGACCGGCTCGACCTACGCCGCGCAAGTCGCGGCGAACTACACCGACGAAGCATCCGCGCTTGCGTATCTCGCGTCCTTCGATTCCTTTGAGGCGGCCATTTCGCATTGGGCGGACGCTCCGTCGCTCGCGCCCAACTTCGCTGGGCCCGGCGACATCGTGCTCATCGATACGCGCAGCGGCCCGACCGCGGGCGTGTGCTTAGGGGTGCACTGCGCCTTCGTCGCACCGGGTGGCCTCGCGTACCTGCCGCGCGTGTGCATTGCGCGCTGCTGGCGGATCTAGCCGATGCCGGTTCTGTTAGTTCCGCTGATTGAAAGCGCGCTGGCGTTTTTGATCGACGTCGGCGTCACCGAGGTCGTTGTCTTTGCGATCGCGACCGTGATCGCCGACATTGCGTTTGCCTATGCGGTTGGACGCTTGGCCTCCGCGCTCGCCGGCAATCGGTCGGCGAACAATCAGCCGGTCCCTCAGACCTTTATGGCGCGCGGTACGGTCTATCCGCGCAGCATGATCTATGGCGCCACCCGAACGTCGGGCGTCGTGGTGTTCGAATATACGGCGACCACGACCGGGACGGCGAATGAAAGCCTCTATTTTGTGGTCGCGATTGCGGGCCACCAATTAGACGTCATGGGCGATACGTATTTCGACAACGTGCAAATTGTGCGTTCATGGATCGACAACGTCACCGGCGTCATCACAGTCGGACAGTTTGCCGGCTACGCGCAAATTTTCTTTCACTTGGGCACCGACGGCCAGACCGTTGATGCAGACCTCAATGCAAAGTTTACCGCGTGGGACACCAACCACCGCGGCCGCGGCGTTGCGTATCTGGTGGTGCGTTGCGTTCACAATACGACCGTCTACTCGCAAGGGCCGCCGCAAAATTTCTTCGTGTCGGTCAAAGGTCGGCGCCTCTATGACCCGCGCTTGGACTCGACCAACGGCGGCAGCGGGTCGCAGCGGGTCAACGATGCAACGACCTGGTCGTTCTCCAGCAATCCGGCGCTGGCGTGTGCGGACTATATTACCGGCGGCTCGACGGTCTATGACGTCGCGACGCCGATTCGATCGCTCGGCATGGGCGAAGATCCGTCCCGCATTGATTGGGCGTTGGTGGCGAACGCCGCGAATATTTGCGATCAGTCGTGCGCGCTCCCCGTCGCCTCGCAGACGCGCTATGTGATTGCCGGCGTCCTCTCCTGTAGCGACACTCATGCGCAAAATTTAGGCAAAATCACCGCGGCGATGTCCGGCCAGGTCGTGTACCGCGGCGGCAAATATCGCATCTACGCGGGTGCCTACGATTCGCCGACGCAGACCTTTACCGACTCGGATTTGATCGGCAGCGGTTATGAGATCCTGGCCCCTGGGCGCGCGAATCTTTACAACACCGTCTCGCCGATCTATGTCGATCCGGCGCGAAACTTTCAGCAAGTCACCTCCGCGATCAATCAGAATTCGACGTATGTGACGGCGGACGGCGAAGCGATTTTGCGCTCGGTCGACCTGACGCTGGTCGACAACGAATACCGGGCGCAGCGCATCGGCGCGCTGATCCTGGCGCAGTCGCGCAACCTGATCTCGGTCACACTCTACTTCGGCATCAACGGGTTTACCCTCTCGACTTGGGATACGTTTTTTCTGACGCTGGTCGAACCCGGCTGGGTCAACAAAGTATTCCGCGTGACCGACTGGAAGTTCAACCCCGATCAGCCGGGCGTCACCATCACGGCGCGCGAAGAATCCTCCGCCGCCTACGGCGATCCCTTAGGCTCAAGCTACGCGGCGCCGGGAACCGCGACCGCGGGCGCGAATACGCAAGAAGGGCCGGACGCGCCGACGGCGCTCACGATCAGCGGCATTCCGAACGGGATCCAGTTCGTCTGGACGCCGGGCGCCTACGTGCCGAAGGGCGCGACCTACGAAATCTGGGAATACACGGCGAATACGCCGTTCTCCTCCGCCACGCGCGTCCTCTCGGGACACTCCGGCACGACTGCCGTCATCGCGAAGTCCGACACCACCGCGCGCTTTTACTGGGTCAGGTGCGTCACGCATGGCGGCGTCGTGTCGGGAACCTTCCCGGCGGGCAATGGCCAGTCAGGCGCCGCGATCACCGCGGATACGGCCTGGATTACGGACGGCGCGGTCAGTCAGATCACGAGTAATTACAGCGCAACGCTTGTACAGAATGTCTCAACGGTCAGCGGTACTGTCGTCGACACAACGATCATTACGGCGCCGTCTATGACGACGACCGGGCTACCCGTTGCCGTGGACGTGACGTGCGTTTATGCGGCCGGGACCATCGGCAGCGCATCCCCCGTGCAAGCTCTGGTGTCCGTTTACCGGGACGGTTCCATCATCGCGTCTTCGCAATACGACGCGTCGTCCAACATTGCGGCGCATACGGGCGCAATTTCTCCTGTACCCATTACTCTTTCGGTTACCGACCTTCCTGCGGCCGGCGCCCACGTCTATACGTTGCATTATCGCGGGCAATCTTCCGGCACGACGGGTCAGGTTACCGCAAACTTTACTAATAACTTTATCAAGGTTCGTGAATACAAGAAATGAAACAGGCTAGCTTTTACGACGCCGCGACGGGCCGATTCGACGGACAGCAAGTGCTCGCTTCAAGTGACGCGATCAAGGCGATGGTGCCGGACGGATTCATCGCCATCGACGGCCATTACGACCCGCTGACGCAGCGCGTCGACATTGCCACGGGTGAAGTCGTCGACTACCAGCCGCCGGCGCCATCCGCAGACTACGAATGGAACAAGGACGCGAAGCGCTGGCAGCTCACGCCCGCGATCGCCGCCAAACAAGCGGCCAGGACCTCCGCGCTCACGCTGATCGGGCAGCTCGAGGCGAAAGGCATCCGGGCCATGCGGGAGCTCGCCTTGAGCGTCCCGGGCGCTCAAGACCGACTTCGTTCGATCGATGATCAAATCGCAGCACTTCGCGGCGATCTATAAGGGGAAAAGTGTGCACATTCAGTTAAACGCTCATTACTTTTTCTTGGTTCTCGCCTTGGTGCTGGGTGTCCTTGCGACCTTGAACGTCCCCTCGAGCCCGCGCTTCAATTTGCTCGCCGGCTCGTTCACCGCGTTTCTGCTCGCCGTCTTCTTCACGTGACGCCGAACGTCGCCGCTTTCCTGACGATGACCGCGCATAGCGAAGGCGTCGACCAGGTCCGCGATCCGAGCGGCACCCTCGTGGATCCGTATCGCGTGTGCTATGGCAAACGCCATATCATCCAGGACCTCAACTGGCATCCACACGAAGAGCGCCCGGACGGCAGCCGCGAGTGGGGCGGCGAAACGCTGAAGGACGAATATTGCATCAAGCTGGGGCTGAAACCCGGCTGCGTGTCGACCGCGGCGGGCCGCTATCAGATTACCTGCCCGACCTGGCTCGGCTGGAAAAGTGTCCTCGCGCTGAATGATTTCGGGAAAATCGCCCAGGACGATGTCGCGGTGCAGATCTTGAAGAAGCAGGGCGCGCTCGATCTGATCAATGTGGGGCGTCTCGAGGACGCGATCGATCGCTGTCATCCGATCTGGGCGAGCTTGCCCGGGAGCTCCTCCGGGCAGCCGCAGACTCCGCTCGCCACGCTGCTGCGCGCCTACACCAACGCCGGCGGCGAATTCGCATGACCGTGACCTTGTCCGGCGATCTTGCCGCCACCATCACCGCGGTCGGTACGTTGGCCACCGTCATCGGCAATCTGGTGCTGCAAATTGTGCAATCGAGGCGTTCCAAAGAGAACGGCCGCAAGATCGACGAGAACACCGCGCTCACCCGCGACACGGCCGCCAAGGTGGAAGTTGTGCATGCCGCGACCACGGCGATTGCCGAGTCGACCGGCACCCACCAGACCCTCAAGGAATAGCCATGATCGCCAAACTCAAAGCCTGGTGGAAAGATTTCTGGGCGTGGTTCAATTATCCGAAGCCGCCGGACATCCCGTAGTGTGGAGGACAAGCCCGACTTCGGATCCACAACGGCCGTTATCGTACGGGCCGTCAGGAAACGCCTCACACCGGCAACTGTGTGGGGCGCCATCGGCACCGTCACGATTGCCATCGGCTACGTGCTCAATGCGCAGCATGACATCAGCCGCCTCAAAGAGACCGTAGCGCAGTTGGAGCAGGGACGAAAAGAGGCCGCGGGGGAGCGCGACCAGGACCGGGACCTACTTCATAAAATCGATAAGGCCGTCGACGTAATGGGCTCCAAGGTCGATACAATCGCGGATGAAGTTGACCGACAGCGTGAATGGCGGGAGCACGTTGAGGGCATTGCTGAATCCCCGCCCCATGCCGCGAGACGACGACGATGAGCGAGGAAATCTTAAAACGCATCGAGGCGGCCCTCGCCTCCCTTGAGAACATGGAGCATCGCATTGCCACCATCATCGAGGGTAACCGCACGCAGTTAACCCACCTCGCAGACGCGTTGAAGATTCGCCAACTGCGCGGGGAACTGCGGGAGCTTGCGGCCGCCATCCGGGAACAGGTACCCCAGTGAGCATCGGGGCGGCTATTTGCTGGATAGCATTTGGTTTCTGCGCTGGCTTTTCTATCGGTTGCAATGTCGTGTACCACGTCCTGACAGAACGGATGCGGGAGAAACACAAGTGAACCCCTACAGCATCCTGGTCGAACTGGGCATTGCGGCCGTTCTGCTGGCGGTCGCGCTCGCGGTGGGCTACCACTTCGGGGGGTTGACGGCTAGAAACGCCCTGGAGGTCGACCATACGGCGATGGCCCAGGCCGCTACAGACGCACTCCTGGCCCAGCGAGCGTCGGCCCAGACTCAGGCCATCAACGACAACGCGGCGGAAACTGCCCATGACCAAACTGTCGAAGCTCTACCCGCTCGCGTTGTGCGCACTCCTGTGTTCCTGCGCGCACCAGGCGATGTATGTCCCGACCGGGTGCCCGGCACCCAAGCCCAAACCCGCGGCGACCATCCCGCCGGCGGGGGAGCTCAGCGGGGAGGTGGAGGCGATCTTCGCCCCGCCATCGAAGCCTTAAAGGTCAAATACGAGACGGTGCTGGCGGATTGTCGGCGCTTGGATGCGGAGTGGCCAAAGTAGGCGGCGAATTCTGATAGACAACGCGGCGCGTCATTGGGCAAATTTCGCCAAATGATGCAGCAGCTATTTCAGGAGATCGACTACCGCCTCGCGCGCCTGCGGGCGACCCAGCGGGAAGAATGGCGGTTGCAACAGCAGTACACGGATGAGGATCGGCGCCGCACCCTCACCGAGGCTGCGCTCGAGGCACTCAAATACGCACAATTACGCACCAAAGCGTAACGGTGGGTTACGGTGGATTACACCGCCCCCTTTAACGGCCCGGGCGTGAGCTTGTACTGATTCATCGGCTGGCGGATCTCGATGACGCCGCGCTTCGCCAGGAGCTCGGCCGCCTGGACCGTCGCCGGATCCTTGCCGATGTCGTGCCAGCGCTTCGGATGCTCTGAGGCCCATTCCAGGAGCGCGAGCATCTGCTCATTGACCAGCCGCTCGCCCTTGGTGAGTTTGCGCGCCACTCTCAATTGCGAAAGCTGGTGACCGCGCCGTCCCGGGTGACGATCAGGGATCCGGACGCGGCATACAGCCAGCGCGTCGAGCCGCCGTCCGACTCCACCGTGTGCCGCGTCCCCCAGCTGCACTCGGCCGCGGCGACGGGCATCCCGACGTGCACCTCGTGATGCATGATCTCCCGGTCGTCCCGCTCATCGAACAGCTGGCGGCTGTGCACCTCGTAGAGGAAGCGTTCATCGCCGCTTGCCACCCAGGCATCACACAGATCCGGCGTGCGCATCGTTTTGATGGTCGCCGAGCTCGTCATGGCGAGCTTCAGCAACGTCGGGCTCGTCGCACACCCTGCCAGAATTCCCGCCAGTGTCAGTCCCGCCAACAGTCGAACCCTCATCCGTGTCTCTCCAAAACCATCACCAGGTAGGCGACGCCGGCGTATCCGGCAGCAACAATGAATGCAGCCGGTACCGCGGCGATCGCGAGCTTGACCATGAACATCATCATCGACCCAATGGGCATGTCGAAATCAACGATCGTGGCCGGAATCGGCTTGACGGGTGGTTCATCCATAAACGGGGGTGCTCCGTGCTCTTTTTCCTGTGGGGAATTAGCATAGCCGATGTAGGCCAATCAAGGGCTTATGTCGGCTTAACTGTGTGAAATTCCCCACACTTTGAACCCGACAAAGTCAAATCCCGCCAAGGGCTTGCGCGCAAGAGAATGCCTGCCTTCGAACCAGGGTGGTTCGAATCCCTTCGGGCCGCACCGACTTACGGCGGCGGATCGATTGGTATCCACTGCCCTTGCTCTTCCATCAGGGCAACATCGGCTGCCATCAAATCCCAGTCAGAGCCCATGAACGACATCCCAAACTCGTGCACCTGCACCACGCTCCATTTCTCACGGGCGGCGCTTATTGGCTCCCCGTCCCGGAAATAAGGGCCGCTATACCAATAAATGCCCGTCTTCATGACCGGGGCTTCGCCGCGGCTGCGGGAGCATTTTCGTAGCCCGGGACGTCGGGCAACTCAATCCAGTGAGTCGGCATGCGATAGCCGTCTAGCTGCTCTTGAGTGACGCTGCCGCGCACGTAGGACCACCAGCCAGTGTCTTCGGGGGTAAAGTCCGTGTATGACATGAGTTCCTCAGTGACCTCGCGCCAGAACGCCACATGCACAACCCATACAGAGGCAGCGTCGAAGCCGACGATTATGTCGGTCCCATCCTTCGGCGCGGTTTCGATCGGCCGCCATTTGACCAATTGCGCCTCTAGCGCCTTGTAATCGTCCTCCTCGTAATACTTCCAATACGGTTCGGTGTCGCGACCTTCTACTGGATTAGCCATAGCCAGACCCCCTCCTTGCACGCCCGAAAAGTGTCTAATATTCCGCGGTCGATCTCTGTAGAAATAGGCATAAACTCACGCGATCTGGCACAGTTTTATTAGACAGCAAAATCCGGATTTTCGAGTCCCGCCAAACTGTTAAGCTCGATCGGCGTATTGCCTCCTAAGCGCTAGGTCGCAGGTTCGATTCCTGCCCGGGGCACAACATTTCGACGCGGCTGTCTAATAAAACGTCGAAGTGTCTAATAAAAATTGCAGCCTTAAGTCTTTCGCACCAGCCGGCTGATGTCGGCCACCGTCGTCGCCTCCGGCAGTCGCCGATAGACCCGATCGGTGATCGCGGCATCCGCATGACCAGCTCGTGCACGCGCCTCCTCGAGCGTGTCGGCCTCCGACAGATTCTTCGCTCGGATATCGTGGAACGTGAATCGCTCCTGGATGAGGCCCTCCTTCAAGGCTTTGCGCATGAGCCGCTGCCAGTTCGCCTGAAATCCGTTCATCGTGTACCGCCGGCCTTTGCGATTGACGATGACATGCGGCCGCAGCTGCGGCGAGGTTCCGAGCGCCTCGTCGATCGCGGCCTTGAGGTCGCCCGCGACCGGGAAGGACTGGGCCTTGCTCTTCTTGCTTTTCTTGGTCTTGCTCGCCGTGATGGTCAGGACGCCGTTGGCGATGTGTTTGCGCTCGAGACTCAGAATATCGCCCTGGCGGAGCGAGGTGATCAGGGTGATATCCATACAGTGCCGGATCATCGGGAGGGCGATCGAGCGCACCGCCATGAATTCCGCATCCGTCACATACCGGTCCCGCGGCTTGAAACCCTCCAGGCGCAAATTCGTGAACGGATTGACCTCGAGGGCCCGCCATTTGACCGCCCAGCCGAGGACCGCCGATAGGGCGCTGATCTCGTGCCTGGCCTGCTGGGTCCCGCCATTCACGCGCATGTAGTCCCAGGCGTCCGCGCCCTGGATGTCCCGCGGCGCCATGTGGCCGAAAACCTTCCGGATCCGCTTGAACTGCTGCTTGCGGCCTTTGGTCGTTTCCTTCGATCGGTGGGGTAGGATCTCGTGTTCGTACCGGCCGATCAGGAGGTCGACCCGGGCATTGCTGGCGGAGGCCTCGACGAGCCCCGCATAGCGTCGCAGGCCCTCGGCGTAGTCCTTGCCGAGCGGATGCCACTTGTTCCCGCGATCGACGTACCAATAGGCGCCGTGCTGCTGATACATGCGCCGCGGCAGGTGTTTGTTCTTTTTTCGGGTTTTCCCCACGGTGCCCACCCTACACCACCTGGTGCAGGGCTTTAAAGTTCGGCTTCGTCTTCGGCGTCTCGCCGCCATCGACCGCGGCCTGGGTCACGCTCGGTCGGCCGTCCCGGTTCACGGTGTGGCGGATCCCCCATTTCTGCAGCCATGCGATCTGCTTCGCCGGCTGGATGTAGCCGGTCATTTTGATCATTTCCTCGTCGGTCAGGAAGATCACGCCGGCGGCTCCTCCGCTGGTTCGTAGCAGTGCATCTCTCCCTGGTTGTAGCACTGGAAAATGCCATTGATCCGGCCGCGTCCCTGGCCGCAGAACTGCACATTGACCGGGGCGCCCTCATAGGGAGGATGGAGCCGCTTCCAATATTTGACCTGGCACGAGGAGCTGTCGATCGAGATGAGTTCGCACGTCCCGCCATAGGTTGCGATGTTGTGATCCAGGTGTTTGCACGGTTTCACGGCGATTCCTCCCGCCATTCATCCTGCGGCCCGGTCTCCCAGACAATGAAGTCCGACGGCGATAGTCGCGCGACGAATTTCGCAAACGCCTGATTCTGGGCGTCGTCCCGATCGGTGGCGTCGACTTCCATGAACTGGTCGCCGAGGAGGCAGCGGAATTTCACGCGCCGGGCTCCGTTATCGTCGCGACGGTCGAGACGTAGATCTCGAGCACCAGCCGCGTCACTTCGCCCGGCTTCACGATGACGCGCGCCTCGGCGACATACGGCAGCTTGTGGCCGTCGATGTGCACCTCTTTGCAGATGCCGTATTGATTCAGGGTGAGGGCGGCCGCTGCGAATTGGGGCTTGAGTTTATCGTCGTCGGTCATGGCTCCCCCGTATCGCGCCGGCGCTCGATTTTAGATCAATCACCGCTTCACCTCTCCACTGTGTGCTGGGCATTCACGGTACTTGTGGGCTGACCACTGTTCGACTGCCTGACACGAAGCCATCGACGCAACCATCAATGCGGCGGCGAGCCATGCCACTGCATCCCACTTGCTCACGGCTTCGTCTCCTCCGGGCACCCCGGGCGATGTTGCTTCTCGTACGCGGGGCAGGTGCATGGCGCGGGGGCACGCTTGGTCTTTCCACGAATCGTACTGGGGTGATCGTCAAGCGCCCAAATAGGCGAGTAGCGATAGCCAGGAATGCGCGTCGTATTGTCATAGACGATATCGAACTCGCGGGGCTGTTCCTCGGGGAATCCAATCCAGCAAATTGGCCGTGGCTCAATCATCTTTCGCCCCCGTCATCGCCGGCCCGCTGGCTGGGGCGGCGGATTGTGAGTCTGCGTCGGCCGGATCAGGCCCGTAGTAGCCATGATCGCCGTCAAGCGGGTGCTCGCATCGGCACCACGTCTGCATTCCGCAATTCGGATGGTCGCCGCGCAGACACGCCTCGCACATCATCGGCGCGGTAGGCTCACGGAGTTCGCGTGGATGCATTACCCCTCTCCCTTTGCGTTAGCTGTCCCGCTGGTCATGATCGCAGTATCGCCAAGGTCAAGAGAATCAGGAAAGCCATAGAAAGCAACGTCATTAGCGCCGCAAATATATGTGCGCGGATCACTTCCCCTCTCCCTTTGCGTCAGCCGGCGTCGCCACGCTGGCTAGGGTTCGAGGCTTTCTGCAGCCTACGCACACATCAATATCCACCGCGTTGACCGTCGTGCAATGGATGCAGATCCAGCGGAACGGTGCGTTAGGATCATCTTTCGTTCCCGCAGCCGTCCCCGGTGCGCTCAGGGCGGCTGCACGCATAGCCTCCAGGCAAATCTTCGTGAGCGCTGCCTTAAATTCAGGCGTTTGGTACGCCGCCATCGCGGCCTCATGTTCTGCCTGCTCACGGGCCTCCCTCGCGCGGATCGGCGCGTCCATTGGGGCATACATATCGTAAGCAAATCGTCCGCAGATTCGGCACTGGCATTGGTGGTGCGGCATACTCACGGCCTCGTCTCCCCCGTCATCGCCGGCCCGCTGGCTGCGTGAACGTGCGGAAGGACTCCCAAAATCATATTGGCTTTCATTTCAAGCATCGTGACCCAGGCTCGCCATGGACCTCGGTATAGACAGCCGCAGGGGGCCTTCCAAACGTCATGACGAATTGCAGACCAGCCGGCTTTGCGCAGTTCGCGCCTCCACAGTTCAACGTCCTGGCCCATGCTTCCCCTCTCCCTTTGCGTTAGCTGTCCCGGTGGCTGGCTTTACCCGCAGTTGGTACTCCCCATCAATCGCGGCTTGCGCGTAATGGAGCAACTCTTTCAGCCGCTCGCACTCGCGGCGCAGCCGGATATTGTCGGCCCGCGCCACGTCGCGCTGGCAGCGTACTTCGTCAATCTCGGTCACGGCTTCCCCTTTGCGTTAGCTGGGCCGGTGGCTGCTTCTCCATCGGCTTGATGACCTGGCGGCGAGCCCATTACTATTCGCTGTCCGCAATCCGAACATGTCGTGTCGCTCCAACCCGTACCGTCTACGCTAATAACTGCGGTTCCCTGCCGTCGCTCGTGCTTGCACGGTGTGAAATACGTTCGGATGGGCGGGCACGCAAGGCGGCCGCCAACTGCGACGAAGTGATCGCCTTTCGACCGACGGCAAACGCTGCACATCTCTGTCATGGTTCGACACCCTCCGTGTCGGTAGCTGTCCTCGCCCCGCTCAGGGCGACTTCCCAACCGCAATCACACGGCGCCTCGCGATCCACGTAAGCGCAGATAACCCTGTGGCCGCCGTATTTGCGCAGTGCCGCCTCCAGGTCGCGGATGCGGGTCAGCAGTCGAATGGCTTCGCGCTGATGCGAGTCACGATCAGCGGCGAGCGTTACGATGCGGTCAAATCCTTCTGCGTAGCGCTTCTCGGCTCCCTGACGCAATCGACATTCGTCGTTGCGATCCTGCAGGGCGGCGTTAAGACTGGCGGCGAGCGCATCGTACGAAGGCGCATCGACGAACAGGTCCTTCTTGTCCAAAATTGACCTGGCGTACTGATCGTAGATTTGCCCAACGCTTAAGCGGATCGGATCGCTCACGGCTTCACCTCTCCATCGACAGGTGGTGCGGGTAACGGCATCCAGTGCGTTGCGATCCAAAGGCTAGACCACGCAGCGCGATTCCTGCCAAATACAATCCGTGGCGGCTCCCTCAAGTCCACCGGCTTTTCACCGTCAATAACCCATTGCTCCTCCGCCTTGCGCGGGCGGATGTAGAACAGTCCTTCGACCAACGCGGGCGCGGTATCTATCGGTTGCCATTCGCTCATTTCGCCTCCGGTGCGGGGTGGGAGAGCGGCGGCAAAATCGGCCAGACGCTTCGACCATTCATCCGCCTTCGCTTGCGTGTAGGTGCCCTTCGCGTCGAACACGGATTCCAAGCGAAAATCCAGAACGTGCGGTAGCGCAGCCTCAAGCGTCGCGATGCGCCTCTTTGCCACAACCAAATGATCACCGGTCACACCATGGCAGTCCTTCCAGTGGGCAAGCTCAGCTTCAAGCATCTCAATGCGGGCCGCCTTGATGGCCGATTCGTCCGCCGCCTGATTCAGTTCGCCATCCATGCTCGCAACTTTGGCGGCGAGCGTGTCCGCCCGCATGCCTTCCGTCAGCAGCGCCGACTGGGCGGCAAATAGCGTGTCGGCCAATTTGTCCCGTTCTGTGGTCAGCGCCTCGAACAGTCCTCGAACCTTCGTCGGATTGAAAATGTCGAGATTGGTCATGCTGCTAGAGAATCATGCGCAGCGGAATCGACCGAATCGCGTCGCTCGGCGGGGTCTGCTCGAGCAACTCCTTGGCGAACTTCGCCTCGATATCCTTGGGCAGCGGTTCCGGGATCGACGGGCAAATGCGCGTGATATAGCAATGCACCGGTATTCCGTCCTCGGTTGCGCCTTCCCAGATGCGGGCCGGCACTTGAGCGTTTCCGATCTCGAACGTCACCACCTTGCTCGTCGACTCGATTTGAATCTTCATTGGTTCTCCTTAGAAAATGGTTTGATGTTCGCGAAGCCCGGTACCGCCGCAGGCCGAGCAGCGACCGACGCCCCATTCGTCGCAGTCGTCCTCCAGTGGATCGAGGCCATCCGTGACACCATCTCCGCCGCACCAGGTGCACGCCCACTCATCGTCGTAATCATCCTCATCGGGGATTTCGCGCAAATCGGGGCCGACTCGAGTGTTCACGCCTTCGCGGCCTCTTCCGCACCGACCAGCGCCAGCGCCATGCCCGCGTGACCTGGGTCGAGCTCCAAGCAGTTACGAAACGTGCGGGCAATCGCCTCGATGCGAATTTGTGAGTCTTGCGGCAACTTGGCGATTTCGTCTTTGACTTCGTACAGCACCAATTTCTCAGGCGTCATGACTTTCCCTCCGCTTCAAACATATCCATCGCCCGACCTTGCCGCCTGGTCGCGTAGGCCGTCTGCTGGTGATGATCCTGGTCATATGCCAAATGGTGTTGCTGACACATCGTCATCAGGTTGGACGGCTCACAATTCTCCGGCGTGTGATCGAGGTGTGCGATAGTCAGCACGACCTTGGAGCCGGTGCGCGGATTGATCATCCCGTTCGCCAGCAAGCAGCGCTGCCACTGACACATGTGTCCGTCGCGGTAGAGAATCGCGGCCCGGATCTCTTTCCAGTTCTTCGGATAGCGCGCGAGGTTTTCAGGTTTGATGGGCACGGCCGCTAGCACCACATGTCCGGCAGCTTGTGCTCGCGCGCGTGCTTGCCGCAATTCAGGCAGACACCCGTAGTCCAGCCCTTGAAACTCTGTCGAGACTCTGGCGGCGTTTCTGGGCGTTCGTAAACGATGGCCAAGAAATCAGGCTTCACGGCCTCCTTGATATCTTTCCAGACGGCCCGGTTAGCGAAGTGATGCGTCATGATCCCTTTGAACTGCGGGAACGAATCGATGTACTCATGAATGTCCTCGAACGGCCCACACCCAATACCGGTGAAGGCACCGATAATTGCGGCCTGCCGTTTCGTCAATCGTTGCTCGCTCATGGCATCCCCGGATAGCGATTCCCCGGGTAATTGCAAATGTGCAGCTCACCGCGCTTGTACGCACCGCAGTTAGTGCAGACTTCCTCCGCCGCTGAGCATTCGTTGGGAACCGCCCCGGAACTATCGAGCAAAGTCCGGGCCCGCCCGACCCAGTCGCGCAACATCGCGCACTGCTGAGCCGATAATTCGACGTTGTACCGCAGGATATTGCCGACAGAGTTATTGGAATCGAACATCGCGTGTCTGCGCATCTCGGCGGCCAGATCTTGCATGGCGTCGGCACAGGCCTCGACGGCGTTGACGAAATCGACCGTGACCGGCATATCCATTAGTCGAGCACCTTGCGGAGGTCGGCACAGTCCGGACATGGGACAGGCGTCGTTCCCAAGTAGGGCAGCGCTTTGTCTTTCAATTGATTGATCGAGCCGGACCCGCCGCATCGCTCACACGCATTCGCGCGCTGAAGCAGAAAATCTCGCAACTTCAAGTTCGCGCGCACCAGTTCGTCCCGCTCACGCTCGAGCTTGATAATCCTGCCGTTGAGCCGGTTGACCTGAATCATGGCTTGAGGATCTCGGCCACGGCTTTGACGAAGACGATCAGAAGCCCATTCGCCGTATCGAGCGCCGTCTTGTAGAGGGCGAGCTCGGCCTCGGCCTTCTCCGCGCGCTCGCGGTAGTTCAGCGGCTTGTCGTGGACAATCTCAGCGGCCAGCTTGTCGACGTCGGTCATGGCTTCGTCTCAGCAGGGGACGGTAGAGCGCCGGCGGCGCTGAGCAGGCTGATCTCATGCTCCACAATGCGGTCGATCGACGCGGTGGCGAGCAGGACGGCCGGCGTTTGCATAAATAGGTGGCCCGGTCCGAACCCGATCGGCGCATTCGCCCCCGGGCTCGACCATTGGCGAGCGAATCGACGCCGGCGATAGGCCTCGCCACGAACGCGCCGGCGGCTCATGGCGCGCACTCATCGGCTTTGCGGAGGAGGAGTTTCGCGAGGTGGCGCGCCTGGGCGGGCGAAAAAATTGTGTGATGCGCCGGCGTGTAAGCATCGCCCGGGAAATTGACGACGATCTCGCGCCCGTCCGGCGTCAGGCCGATCTCGAGATAGTGGTCAGGCCGTAGCAGCTCGCCGATGATCGGCGCCGGCGGCCTCGCAATGACGCTAGCGCCGATAAAGCGCGGAACCGGGAGACGCCGGCGGGTCGCCGGTGGTTTGTTCATGGGGAGACCTCCGGTAAATCGTCAGGCCGCGACGTCGAGAGCGCAATCGGCTGAAAGCGCCGGCCGAACGTGAGCTGCTGGATCCAGAGTGTCCGCGTGGTTCGAATCTCTTCGATCTCCGCGTCGGACAAGCGGCAGCAGAAAGCGACTCGGCCTTCGGCGTCGCCGAATGCATAAATCGCGATCGGCTCATACTCTTCCTGATCGCGGGCAAGCGCGGCGTTGGCTTCGGGAAATTGCACCGGAATCATTGCTTCTCGTGCGCGGGCACGTCCTCGATCGGAATATTCCACCGTTTGAACAGCGACCGCAGCATGTCGATGCCATCGGAGCGCTGGACGTTGGCGATGTACTGCAGCTCCGAATCCTCCCCGTCGAACGGGACGAACAGGATGACCATGCCGCAGCGGCCGCCGTACGCGCGCTCGGCATCGCGCTCCGCGCGGCTGATAATTTTCTTCATTTCGAGCGACAGGGCGCGGTCTGGTTGTTTGATTGTCATGGCTTCGCCGCCTCGTTGCGCTTCCGCAGTTCCTCGACGAGTCGATGGATGAGCGCTGATTTGCGCGCGACGATGCCCTCGAGATCCTCGATCCGGTCGAGGAGCTCTCGATCAGCCGCGTCGCCGGACGCATCTCCGATCCCTCCGACCGGACCATGACAAATTGCGCAGCGGCAGACGTGCGGCATGCTCATGAGAAAAGGTCCGCCGCGGCCTGCAGATCGCCGCGGCCCTCGATGATACCGAGCCCGCGCAGCTCGGCCATGTAGGTTCGCCAGGTGCCGCCGGCGCGCGCGATGCCGGTGATCTGAGACACTCGATCGACGTCGATCGAGTCGGGATAGGCCTCAACGACCGCATCGAAGATCGCCCGCTTGCCGCTGTCGCCCAGGCGGTTGCGCCAGTACTGGACGAGCTCGTCGCCGGTGGGCAGCGGCTCCCAATCGCCGAGCGCACCCAGGCCGGCGCCCGTGATCCGCATGTGATCCTTGCCGCCCTCGACCCAGCCCTTGCCGCGCAGCTCCGCCATGTAGGTGCGCCAGGTCCCGCCCTTCGGCGCGATATCGACCAGAATCGAGAGCTTTCGCTGGTTCATCCCGTCCGGGTACTGCGCGAGGGCGGCCAGGATCCGGCGCTTGCCGCCGGCGCCGACTTCGGTCGAGCCGTTGCCCTCATGTGGGGGTTTTGTACCGGGTAATAACCGGGTTTTTGCCGGGGTAATAACGGGTTTCGGCGCGGCTGTGTGTGGGACTTTTGTCTGCCGAGGCGTATCTATATCGGGAAACATCGGCATTGTCGGTCGACGCGCGAACCAGGCGTCGAGCTCGCCGTACGCGACCTCCAAGCGATTGACGATTTCCGCGCGGCCTTTGTTGATCCCCATAGAGAAGCCCCTATCGTAAGAGGCGCGCAGATGCTCCGTCGTATTGGCGTTCTCCACCGGCGCTTGCTTCGCCTGCCGCTCGAGCTCGGCGATCCGCTTCTTAAGGATTGTTGGGTCGTTGGCCTGGGCCTCGCTGACGACCGTGGCGAGCTTCGTCTTGACGTCGTCGAGATCCACGTCCGCCCAGCCCTTGAGCGGCTTCACATCCTGGGCCTGAGGTTTGAACGAGTCGTAGGTCTTGAACATCGGGAAGGCGATACGTTCGGGCCCGTACTCGACCTCCGGCGACCAGATCCAGGCCTCGCCGCGCTTCATCTGCGCGAGTGTCGCCAGCACCTCCTTGCCCTTCGCCGGATCCGCACAGCCGTCGATCCAGTCCTTAATCGAATCGCGGTCGAGCTTGTGGATGACGCGCATCGCGATCAGCGTCTCGCAGCTCGTCACGAAATCCTTGTGCACCTTCTGCGGCCGCTGGGAGGCGGCAATGATCGTGATGCCCTTGCCGCGGCCCTCGCTCGCCAGGCGATTGGTCCAGTGCAGCATCTTGCCGGCGTCGGGATCTAAGATCTTGCCCTGCGGTGCGAAGTTGTGGACCTCATCGATCACCAGGTGGCGCGCGCCGCGGGTGTGCTTGAACAGCATTGAGGCGAATTCGATGAAAAACCGTGTCCGCTCGCCCACCATCCAGCCGCCGAGATCAATGAGACAGGATCGATTGCCGGTCGCGATCAGCTCCGCGATGCTGGCGCCGGAATGCGCATTGATCGGGACGTCCGCATGCTCGCCGCCAAAAATGACGATCGGATAGCCGGCCTTCTTGCCGTCGGCCGAGGACTTGATGCCCCACCAATCGCCTTTCGGATCGATGATGCAAACCGGCTTGTCGGCGTCGAGCAGGCCTTCGACGAGGACCCGCATCGCCGAACTCTTGCCAGCGCCGGTCTTGCCGAGGGCGATGACGTGCTGGGCCAGGACGCCGGCGGGGATCTTGAAGGTCATGGGCCCTTCAACTCTTCGAAGTGCTTCCCGCGGGAGCGGACGGTCACCCGCGTGGGTACACGCGTGCCGATCCCGTCATCCTGAGTTGGCGGAACGTCGTATCCCATTTCCACCTGGATCAGCGAATCGCCGAACCATACCGCGATCTTCTCGCCCGGTTTTGCGTGCGGCGGCGCAAGCCATTTGATGAGCGCTGCCTCGGACTCGTTCACATCCTTTTGCGCGTCCCACATCGCTTGCTGCTTGCGCCGATGGTCATCGATGCAGCGCAACCATTGGCTGATCAGTCGATTGCCCTCGGAAGTGACGTCGTTCACTGTTTACCTCCGCACGCCCTGATAGACCGGCAAGTCCGGAATGCCTTTGATGATTTCCGCCGTGACGACCTTGATCGCCGCGAGATACGTCTCCTGCGGGCGGATCAGGTCATAGCCCAAGGACAGCTTGCCCTCGACCATGCGGTACTTGAACCGGGCCTCGAGCGGGAAGGTCGTGCCGTCGACAAACACCGGGAGGCGCAGCGTGAATCCCTGCGGGATCTCCAAGTCGCCAGCCTTCGAATTGCTGGTGCCCTTGATGTTCTCGACATAGCGGAACTGCGTCTGCCCGTTGTCCATGCGGATGTCGGATTGGAACTCGGCGCTCTTGTGAATTTGCAGCTGCAGGCACAGCTGCAGGAAATCCGCCGCGGCCGGCTGCGCGATGTCCCGCAGGTTCGTCTCGATGAAGGTGGCAAATTCCACCTGATTCACCATCTTGCCGTTGGCGCCGTTCCAGATTTTCCACTGGTCCGACTGCGGGCAGCGGTAGGCGGCGACGTGATCCATCTTGCCGCGTTCACTCGCGGTGTCGAGGTTGATCGCCTTCGGATGGTAGTCGAGTACCGCTTCGTAGGCTGCCGCCGGCTCATTGGCAAAAATGACACTTTCCACCGTCCTGAACCGATTCAGATAGGCGAGAAGCGCCGGCACGCTCAACATCTCGACGGTCTGTTTGATTCGACTCGGCGCCGGGAGCATTCCCTTCAAATCGATGGCCTTCATGCCATCGGGAACGAGCGCGAACTTATGCTCGACGTCGACATCGATGACGACGGGCGCTCGAATCGCCTCTAAAACGGCCTGTACTGCTTCTTGATCCATTACGACTCGCTCCCTACTTGTTTGATTTCACCCGTCTCCGGGTCCACGCGTTCGATCGAGCGCAGCGACATTTCAATCTGGCTCGGATCCTGGCGCGTGAGGCCGCCGCCGGCGACGTGAAAGAACACCGTATCGCCGTGATCCAACTTCGGCACGCTCGATTTGATCGAGTCCTCGACCATCAGGTACGAGGCTCCGCCGGCCTTCGGCGGCTTGAATTTCAGTTTGAGCGTGAGCTCACCACTCTTGCCGGTAGCCCGCACCGCGGTCACGATCTCGGCAACATTCGTTGCGAGATCCTCCAAGGTGCGCCCGGCGCGCAGCTCGCGCAGAGTTTCGAGAAACGGTCGTGGCATGCGGAATCTCCTTTAAGAAGCGGGTTGAGTAAAATCGCCGAGCCATCGCCGGATCTCGGCCACGTGCTTGAGGCAGCGCGACCGCTCTTCGCTGTTCAATGCCTGCGATAGCTCCGACGCCGGGTTCTTCTGGCACCAATACGAAAACATCGCGAGGCCGTTCACTTCGCGCACCAGCTTGGTGTAGCTGGCACTGCCGCAGAAGGTATGGCCGTTGAATCTGGGATCCGTGGGCGCGATCCGGAGCAATTGCGTCTCGGACGCCGGCGGCGTGGCTTCAATGGCCGCCTCGGCGATTTCCTTCGGAATGCGAGCGATGCGCACGGCTGCCCGGGACTGGATCTTGCTCAAGCCCGCCACCCGGGCGGCGCGGCCTCTGGGCGTCTGGGCGCCCGCCTGGATGAACCCTTTGGCGCTCCGCGGCGCTGGGCCCTCGATCTTTAGCAGGAGTTCGCCCACGCGGCGCTTGGCCCGCAGCCGAATCCGTCGGGCACTTTGCTCCATCTCGACGTTACTCGACTGCCGGTAGTAGCTTTCGAGCGCCGCGGCCCGATCCGCCCACTCTTTGCACTCATCGATGCGCTCGCAGACCGCCAAGGCCTGGACCGCCGCGTCGTAGCGGATCGGTAGAGGCGCGGCTTTGATGGCGAGGGCGTTCATGCCCCGCCACCACCCTTCGCCCACCTTTCGGCGTCGCGGCGTTCTCGGACTTCCTCGCGGTCAACCCGAATTTGCTTAGGCGCCACCACACCGACGCGGACCTGGGCGCCGTCGACCGCCACGATGGTGACCCAGATGTCGTCCCCGATCCGGATGACTTCGCCGGCGCGGCGGCTGAGCATCAGCATTACTTTTTCCCCTTCGCCTGGGACTTTTCCTTTGCATCGATCTCATCGTTGATGTAGCGCTGGCCGGCGGCCGCCGCGGCGGCAGGGCTGATGTAGAAGCCGCTCATCTCGATATCGCCGACGTAGCAGAGAAAATCCGGACCCAGAAACCGAACGGAAATCAGGCTTCCTCGATAGAGCTCCGGAACGCCAACCAATTGACGCGTCAGGGTCATGCCTGCGCTCCGTTCTTCAGTCGTTCGTTTTCCGCCACCACCTCATCCAGGTGCTCGAGCAGCTCGCGCCGATGCTGGATCGCAACGCAGCCGATATCTCGGATGAGCGACGCCTGGATCACCGGCCGGCCCTTGTCGTCGAACGCGCGCGGCCGCAGCGCTATCGCCTTGCGGATCTGAGCGAGCCGCTCCGCCGTCACTTCGCGGCCGCCCGATCGATGCGCTCGAGCTCGGCGAGAATCAGCGCCGCCGCTTTGACGAGCAAGCTCCGCCGGTGAGGTTCGCCGTGCGCGCCATTCGAGCGCACCATATTTCCCTCATGCGGACGCTTATCGCCACGCCAGTCGCGCGGCCAGGGATCGGAAAAGGAGCAGCCGTCGGCGTAGTCCGTTTTTACGTACAGGCGATGTGGAGCTGCGTAGCAGGCCGCCGCCATCGCAAGCGCGCCATCGTCGTGTTGGTCATCGTGTGCAGCGTCATAGCCCTCCTCACTCAATTGGCGGACGCGCTCGACGAGGACATCGTTCACCGCGGCCGACGGTTTCACTTTCAAGGTGACCCGGGTCACTTCGGCGCCGCCGCGGCTTCTTTGAGGCGCTCCAACGACATGTTGTAGACGTCCTCGAGTTCGAGCGGGATCTCGGCGCTGAGCTTCTGATACTCGGCTTTGATGCCGTTCCAATTGCCGTTCAGGAGCTCGAGCGAATCGGACTCTTCCCGGAGGGTGAGCATGGCCCGGGTGCGCAGATCGAATTCGATCGCGTGCGCACCTTCGACGCCGGTCGCGTCCGGAAGCACCGAAGCAACCTCGTCGTCCGGCAGCGGCGGCCCGTTGTTCAAGTAATTGTTGATATCGGTCGACTGCGGCAGAATCTTCGAGAGGCGCCGAATCGCCGACTTGATCCACATCTCGGATTCGAACGGCCCGGACCAGGGCCCCTTGTCCGACGACTTCGAAAAGGCCTTGATCGCGAGCACGTCCTCGGCGGACAGTACGCGCCGATAGACCCCGCCGTCCTTGGTCCTGGCGATCGCGTAGGCGGCGAAGAGCTTGCCGCGCGCGCCGGACATCACCGGCTTATGCAAGATGCGCTCGTTGTCGCCGAGCTCGTACTCGAAAACGTCCTTTTCGTACACGGCGTTCGCCGACAGGCTTGCGAGCTCGCCGGAATTGCGAATCTTCTTGAGCAGCCCAGGGTACATCGGGTTATAGACGACGACCAGAATGCGGAGCTTATTGTCCTTGAACGGGACGAGCGCGGCCTCACGGCCATCCGGCAGCAGCCCGTCGCGCGCGGCCTTTAGGGCAGCGAGGAACAGCGAATGCCGATCGCATTGCAGGAGCTTCGGCTCGACCGCACAGGCGGTCAGAATTGTGGCGATGAACAGCTTCACCGGCACATGCGCCGGCAGCGCCGAGACAAGCCGCGAACGTAGCAGCGTCAGGTCGTGCTCGATCGCGCGAATATCGTCTTTCTTTTTCCGGGCCACGGTCTGTGCGGTCGCGTTCATGCGGATCCTTTTGCTTGGAGTTAGCCGGCCTGCCGACGCAGGAGCATCGGCGGATATTTCTCGACGTTGAGCGCGGAGCGCAGCGCTCGAGCGGCACGGGCTCGGCAGTGCTTCGCGACCTCGCGATCGAAGTCTGTTTGCGCCCAGTGAATGGCGAACGTCGCAACGCGAAGCGCCCGGCGTGCCGCGATTTGATCGATCGTCATCACGGATCGAGCTTCCGCGTGCCGCTAAACGCCGTGATATTCCACTTGCGCAGCTGGTCGGCTCGGATCGTCAGATCGCGTCGCTCGCGCCACTTGAGGTAACGGCCGATGACCTTGTCGACGACCAGGCCGACGATGACGAAGGCGGAGAAAACGCCGATGACCCAGACGGCGGCGCTCATGGCCGCACCTGTACGCGTGCGGCCGGAGCCTCAATGGCGGGGTTTAGGGGCCGCGAACTCCGCGCTAGTTGCAGATCGGAGCGGAACCCGGACGGCACTGCGGGCCGTGACCGGGACTGAACGAGCGCGCCGGCGCGCCGGTGTGATCGCCTTGCATGTTGAGCGTCAGGACGATCGAGCCGACGACAATCGCTCCGGCGGTCGCACAGACGGCCGGATGCCGTTCGCAGGTTGCGCACGCGGAGAGGGAGAGCAGGGCGACGATCAGAGTGAGGGATTTCATTAGGGATCCTCCGTGAGAAAAAGAGCGGCAGCTGCCTGCAGCCGCTGAGAACAAGAACATTTGTCGGCCGATTTCGGCGCAACTGAAGGGACGAGATCACAGACCCGTCTCGCCACCGAACGCGGCACCCGAAATCATCGGAGGCGCAGAAGTCGCGTCCACCTTTTCAATGCGAAGGCCCAGCGGTTCGAACTTCTCGCGGATTTGCCGCGCCTCGGCCTCGCTGATATCGAACGCCGCATGATTGAGCCACAGAGAGAACTGCCCGTTAACGTTGCTATGGAGATAGCAGTTGGCAATCTTCTCATTGCAATACGCGAGCGTTTGCGTGTAACCCGGCGGCCTGCAGCGAACATATAGCGCCGCGGAAAGGTAGCCGTTCATACTCACCCGCAGATCCAAATTTCGCCGCAGCGGAGATTTGCCTTTGAGCATGAGCGCGGCGGCGCCCATGACGATTTCGCCGCCGGCGCTCATGAGTGCACCCGATTCGCACGAATCTTCTTGGTCTTCGGAGCGGGCGCGAAGTCGAACTTGACGAACAGCCGATGGGAGACGCTGGCCGCGGTGTTGTAGTCATCGACGGACCAGACACCGCGGCCGTGCTTCGCCGCATGCGAGTTACCCGCATCACGGCTGGCCGCCATGATGTTTTGGTAGGTGGGCTCAATGCCGGCGCTCATACAGCCACGCTCAGCAGGTAGGCGGCAAACAGGAGGCACGGCGTCACGCATACCAGCAGCTCAAGCTGGAAAGGAACTGGATGGGTGGAAAATCGCATATAGGCCTCCGTGTTCAGTGAAGGCGTACGGTATCACCGTCTGGTGTTAATAGTCAACACCGTTTGGTGATATATGGCGTGAGATTATGTCCGAATCGACAATTTTCAGCGTTATTGAGGGGTGGCAGCCGGCAGGGGCCACCATTCCCGTGCGTCAGGGCTCCCCGTACGTGAGGAGCCTAAAAACCTGCATTTCGCTAAGGTATACCCCGATCGGAACGCGTTTTTTTCTCTCCGCGCGTTCGGGTCTTATTGGTTCCGGTGAATCCAGCAATGCAGCCCTGGACCCACATTTCGATCTGGAGCTTCTGCAGATCGGTCAGGTCTTCGAATTCTTCCCGTGTGAACCGGGTGAACGGCCAGTCGTCGGACGCTTGTGTCTTCGGTATTTCCTCATCGTCGATGTCCAAGAAGTGGGTCGGCATTTTGAGCTTCTTCTCAAACTCGCGCGCCAGCTTCCCGCCGAACGACCGAGGCGATTTCTCTCGCAATAAGTCGCTGACCTGGTTGGGCGGTTTTCCGGCGAGCCGTGCCGCCTCTGTCTTGTTGCCGTCATATTTTGCGGCGATCCACGCGCCCAGCTTCCTCTTGCGAGTGGGCGTCAGTGGATCGGGGTTTTTCGGCATGGTGAACATTAGAGCGGACTGGCACCAATTGGTGAAGTCACTGAAAGGTGTTGCATAAAAGATCACCGTATGGTGATATTCGCGGATGGACCTGAAGTCATTTCTCGAAACCCTCACGATGGTGGAACGCGACGAGTTCGCGACACGTTGCGGCTCGACCGCCGCGCACATCAAAAATGTCAGTTACGGCTATCGGTCTTGCGCCGAGTCACTAGCCATCAACATCGAGCGCGAGTCCGGACGAAAGGTGCGCTGCGAATCGCTGCGCCCCGACGTCGACTGGCAATTTCTTCGCAACACAGCCTGATCGCATTTCGGGCAGCCTCATCGTGACGATCCGGGAATACCTTCGGCTTTTCCAGAAGACATATTCACGCAAGGCGTTGACAGAATGAGCCTCGACCTCAAGGATCTGAAGCGGCTCAAGATCACGGCCGAAACGATCGCCTGGCTCGAATCCGAGTCGCTGACCACTGGACGCACGAAACAAGAAATTCTCCGGGATGCGATGCACGAGATCGCTGTTGCAAAGATTCGTGCCGCTAGGCTACTGGCGACGCTGGCCCCGGCTGAGGCCATCAGTGGGGACACTCAGGGACGCCGCCGATGAGTGGCGGTTCTCTCGCCATGATGCCCTGGTTCCCGCGTGACTTCATTGCGTCAACTCGCGCTCTGCGTATCGCTGAGCGAGGCGCATACCGTGAGCTATTGGACTTCCAATGGGAGATGGGACGCCTGCCGCGAGCGCCCGATGTACTCGCGCGCCTCCTTGGAATCACACAGGAGGAGTTCGATGCCATCTGGCCCTCGATCGCCATCAAGTTCATGCATGCTGGGGAGTTCATTTACAACCAACGCCTTGAACAGCATAGGGAAAAAGCGCTTTCCATGCGGCAGAAAAAGGCCGCTGGAGCCGCCGCGACCAACGCTAAGCGCTACGCTGAGCGACACGCTAAGCGTGTCGCAGAAGTCTCGCAGCCTGCGAGCAATGTGCGTGACGATATCGCCTCGCCTCCATCTCCATCTCCATCTCCTATATCTAAATCCCCCAAACCCCCTTTAGAAAAGGGGGCTGTTCGTCAACGACGTTCGGAACATAGACGGGAGCAGGACGAAGCGGTCCTGATCTGGCATGAGCTCGTGAACTCCGGAGGCCAGAAGCGAGATCCCCGCATTCAGGCAGCGATCAACGCGATCGGTGGATGGCCGAGGATTCAGCAGCGCTCCGATCGCGAAGAGCCACGACTGCGAAATGCATTTTGCGAAGCCTACCGGGCGGCGTCATGAGGTCCTGGATCCAGCAAGGCAATCGCTACCTGTCGAATCCCTATCAGATCGTCAGCAATGTCCGTGGCTACGATGTGTGGATCCGTACGAAGGATCGCTATGGCGTGCTCGGACGTGAGATCCAGACGCTCGAGAAGGCGAAACAGTTTTGCGAGGTGGATTATGCGAGGAAAAACGCCGCGGACTCGGGGGCCGGACCGGCCGCGGCAGTAGACGGTAGTGGCGACTAGGGGCGTGCCGTCTATGCCCGCCAATTATACCGGCTGTACGTTTCTTGACCAGTTGTGAGAGTTCGGAGACATCGGGTAGGAGGATGCTGATGATGGAAAAATCGACATTTGAAACCAAGCGCAGCTGCTCCGATTGCATTCACAGCGATCGCGTCGTGCCGTCGGCAGGCGGGAATATCACGCAGATCTGCCGCTTCAATCCGCCGACCTTGTCGTATCAGTACATTCCAGACGGGACGGGCGGCTTCGCAGTGCTGCAGCAATCCCTCTGGCCGATCATGTTGGCGGGCGATTATTGCGGCAAGCTTGAGACGAGATCGAACTAACCGTGATGGCCATCACGCGCGACTACCTCCAGCCGACAGACACCCAGGACGCCGGCGAGACGAAGTTCATCGATCAGCTGCTCGAGGGCTGGGCAAAATGGGCGCACAACACCGGGATCGATCAGCGGCCGACGGCCGCCGGCGAACTGTGGCAAATCGAGATGATCATCGGCAGCGGCGAATGGGTGATTGAGCTCTACGATGACAACTTCGTGTTGATCGACCAGAAGATCGCGCTCCTGCCGCAACGGCTGAATCAGATCGTCTTTATCGAGTACATGGAAGGCGGACCGTCCCGCTCGAAAGCCCAAGAAATTGGGCTGGCCTACCTCGCCTACCGGCAACGGTTGCACGCGGCGCAGTGGTCACTGCATACCTTGCTGACCGAGTTTATCGAGCGCCTGAAGGTGAACGTGAATGTGAACAACGTCAAAAAAGCCATGCGCGGCCGGCACAAGGGGATTGCGTAGTGCGCACCAAAAGTATATATCCGGTGTCAACCTTGTCTTACATCGGCCCGAAAAGACCCGCCACGAGCGGGTTTTCGCATTTCTGAGGTATACCCCGCATGAGCCCACCATCGGCAGCGGGTAGCGCGCGGTGACCGTCATTTTCCGGCCCAGTCGGCCGGCAACGGCCTCCGCCGCGGCCGTCCAGGGGGGGACTGGCGACATCCTGATGTATTCGGATGGGGTCTTAAATCCCGTCTTTCACAAGGATCACGACTACTCGTTCGGAGCCTGCACCGAATGGAGTTCGGTCACGGCGTACAGCGCCGGCGACTACGTGCACGACACGGCCGCCGGGCACAATTTCATGTGCATCGCGTCGAACACCAATCAGGAGCCGCCGAACGCGACCTTCTGGTCGCTCACGACGAACGGTGCGAGCCCGGGCGGAGCGGTCGATAATCTCAATGATCCCTACGGGCCGCAGGCGGGGCATACGTATTCCTGGGCGGTCGGCGGCCAGTTCTCAGGCCTTCAGCAGGGCACGACTTATGATGCGTCGCCCTTCGGCCTCGACATCTCCGGCTGCGTTGCGATCGAATTGGCGATCAAGCCGCCGTCCGCGACCACCAATGCGCTGTATTTTCATTACTCGCGTTCGGGCGGCGATGACATCGGCACGTGCGCCGCGATCGACGACATGAGCGTGACGGGAGCGCTCACCGCAAACGTCTGGAACACCGGCCGACGCTATCCACTCTCGCACTTGGGCGCCTTGGGATCTGACGCGTACTACAAGTGGGCCATCAATCAGAGCACGGCCGGGCCGACGAAGATCGATGACGTCAAGTTCATTGGCGGCACGACGAAGTTCGTCTACAACCACAATGCGCTGGTCGCCGGGTGGAGTGCCACCCTCACCGGTTGCACGCTCGATACGTCGTTCGCGCCGAACACGCTGGGCCCGGCGTTCTATGCGCTGAACCAGGCGCCGGCGTTGAGCCCGGTCGCCTCGGCGCTGTGCATGCATGTCAACGCGACGGCGTCGCATCCGATCGTTGAATTCAGGTTTGCCAACTTCTCGCTCGCGGGCCTGGCGCACTTCACTTTCGCGCAGTACTCGACCAAATCAGGGTACGGCTATTCGGTGCAATTTCTCGATACCAGCAACACACCCGTCGGGAATCTCGTCGCGATGGCGCCCTATACGCTCTACGACCGGGGACTGCAGTCCGGCGTCCCGACGAATTGGACCGTCTACGATGCGCTCTTGACGGCCTTCGGCTCGCTGCCGGGGACTATCGGAGGATTTCGGATCACCGAGACCTCGAGCAATACGACGAACGATTTTTATCTGTCGGCGCCGGCCTTCACATCGGCCTGGTGAAAGAATGGCACTTCGCGGCGTAGCAAGTCAGGGCAACACGTCGGCGAGCACGACCGTGACGGTCACGGTCTCCGGGATTGGCGGCACCGGCCCGCAGGCCGGAGACATCGTGCTCCTGATGGTGGGCGGCGGCGGCGGCACCACGGCCACCTTCACCTATCCCAGCGGATTCGCTCCGATCTCCGGATTGGCGAACCAGGCGGTGAGCGGCGTCGGCACGCAGGGCATCGCCTATAAGGTCGCGGGTGGCTCGGAGCCGTCGAGCTATACGGTGACCTCGAGCATCAACGATTTCCAGACTGTGCACTGCCGGGTGTATTCGGGGCGAAACACCGTTGCGCCGTTTACGGCGACGCAGGCGAGCTCGACCACCTTTTCGGGCACCTCGCCGGAGACCTATGCATTCACGGCCCTCACCGCGGCGGCGGGCGATGACATCGTGTTGCAGATGGGCAATCAGTATTACGACGGCACGAACGCGCCAGGATATGCGCCGCCGGCGGGTTATGGCAATGGCAACTCCGTCTTTGGCGCCGCTCAGTTCTCGCCGGTCATCACGGCGAGCGACAAGTTGAACGCGAGCGCGGGTTCCTCCGGAACGAATGGCGGAGTGATCACGGTCGCAGGCGCGACCAATTTGGGCTATGGAACCTTTGCGCTGGCGCTGGCGGCCGGCGCTGCTGCTCCGGCGCAAGTTCCGTACATGCCGTACGCCTTTCAACCGACGATGGCGCAGTGACGAATCAGCACAGCTACATGCGCCTGCAGGGCGAGCAAACGCACCTCACCGAAGCGTATGTGTCGGTACCGCCGGCGCTGGTCATCATCGATGAACGCGGATCGGTCTGGACGATTGGGTTCGACATGCGGCCCGGTCCGCGTGGCGAGTACGAGTTCGATGTCCTACGCGATGGGGCAAAGACCGGCGAATACGCCAGCCGGATCGAGCGACGAGGCGGCAAGGTTCGGATCTTTACCCGCGACGGCTGGAAACGCTGGAACGGCCAAAACTTTCTCTAAGGAGCATGCTCAATGTCACGTGAATATTTAGTTTCAGCTGCGGCGGTGACCCTGGCCAACCAGGCGGTCACCCTGGCCTTCGTCAATCCGGGCGTGAGTGCATCGCTGGAGTTCACACGCGCCTGGGCGTCGCAAGCGGCAAATGCCACGAGCGCGCAGCAGCGCGTGCAGTTGTCGAGCCAGGTCACGGCGTTTCCGACGCTCGTGAGCGCGACGCCGACGAAGAACAAGCTCAGCGATCCCGCGTCCCTCATCACCGGTGGCACGGCGGGCGCGGCGGGCACCGCGGGCGTCAACGCATCGGCCGAAGGCGCCGGCGCGAAGACTGTCCTCTATCCGGACGCATTCAACGTGTTGAATGGCTGGCTGTGGGTACCCACTCCGACCGAAACCATCATCATGAATGCATCCGGCGCAGCCGGCTTGGGTCTGCACTTCCCGGCGGCACCGACCACGTTGACGAGCTGGAATGCGGGCCTGGGCTATCGCGAACTGTAATAGCCGCCGAGGGGCAGCAATCGTGCTGCCCCGACTCTAGGGGTAATCATGGGCCTGTATTTCAACCCCCCGCAGGTTGTACAGGCCGCAGTCCACGCGCCCATCGCGGCGCAAGGGCAGCCGCCACCGCCGTATCGCCCCATCGCCGCGTTCATGGTGGCGGCCACCTTGAGCTGGACGCCGCCGCCGGCACCGGCCCAGGGCTCACGCGAGATTGCGCCGCTGATCCCGGCGGCCGCGGTGAGTCCGCCGACGCCGGTATCGCGGACCTTGGCGCTATCGATTCGTGCGATCTGGGATCAGCAGCCGGCTTGGAGCGCCCAGTCGGAGCCGTTTGCCGCGGGAATCGCGTACGTCGCGCCGGCAGTCAGCAATCCGCCGCCGCGCAGCGCCGCCGCCATTGCGCGAACCATTGCGGATGCCTGGAACGACTATTCGGTCACCGTCATTACGGTGCCGCAGACCGCTCAGCCGAGCTCAGGCGATAATCCACCGCCATACTCCATCGTCGTTCGGACGAGCATTCGGGCGATCTGGGATGCTCAGGCTGCTTGGGGCGCGCAGTCGGAACCGGATGGCGCTGCCGCTGTGGCGTTCGTGCCGCCGGTTGTCAACAATCCGCCCGGTTATTCGACCGTCACGCAGGCGATCATCCGATCGATCTGGGATCAGCAGCCGGCTTGGGCCGCGCAGTCGGAACCGGATGGCGCTGCGATTGGATATGTCGCGCCGACGGTCAACAATCCGCCGCCGCGATCGCTCATCAATCAGATCGCGATTCGGGCGTCTTGGGATGTTACGCCGTGGAGCTCGCAGAGTGAGACTGACAATGCAGGCTGGAATTTCTCGCCGCCAGCAGTACAGAATCCGCCACCCGGTGGACCGCACCCAACGGCCGCGCAGCTGGCGAGCGCCTGGTCCGTCTCATGGGTTTCGCAGCGCGCGGCACCGGTGGCGGGATTCATTCCGCCGCCGACCACGGTTATCGCTCGAATCATCGTAATGCCGAATGCGGATAGATCGGTCACGCCTAACGCTGATCGAATTCTTATCGTCTATGCGCCGAGGACAGTATCTTGACGAATATCGTTCTCGCAAACTCTACCGATCAGATCGTCATCACGTTCAATTACTCGAATGAGTTGGCGCCTGGCATCACTGTGACAGCTGTCACACATGCGGTGCCATCGCCCATGACGAAGATCAGTGAATCGACGGACACCGTCAACGCACTATCGCAGGTCAAGGTGAGTGGCGCCGTGCATGGACAGACCGTGCCGATCAGTGGCCAGGCAACCTTGAGCAATGGCGAAGTTATCAACCGTGTATTCCCAGTACGTGGCTGGAACTCCTGATGCCCACTGCGTCGCGTAAGCCATGCCGCTATCCAGGCTGTGGCATTGCGGTCAATCGCACCGATGCGTATTGCGCGACGCATACCAAGGCAGTGCGTAAGCAATCGGATCAGCTGCGCGGCACGGCTGCGAGTCGCGGTTACGATAAAACATGGCAACAACTGCGTCGGCTGTATCTTGCGGAACATCCATTGTGTGAGTGCGATGATTGCCGAGCCAGCACCGTGTTGACTGCAGCACAGGTGGTTGACCATCGCATCCCAATCAGCGAGCGACCGGACTTGCGACTGTCGTGGACGAATCTGCGTGCGATGTCGAAGAGTTGCCATGATCGTCACACCGCGCGAACGCAGGGCTTCGCGCAGAGCGAAAAGCGCGAACCCGGGGGGTGTCAAAAGCCTGGAGCTCTTGGCCAGTGACCGACGTCTTCAGCCAATACACGCATCCACAAAACTAAAATAGGCAGTTTTTAGGCATGGCAAGACCTCGCAAGCCCACGGCGGAGCTCGCGCGCAATGGCGCGTTCGCGAAAAATCCTAATCGCAAACGCAAAGATCCGCA